TCCCGTAGGTCCCGTAGGTCCCGTAGGTCCCGTAGGTCCCGTAGGTCCCGTAGGTCCCGTAGGTCCCGTAGGTCCCGTAGGTCCCGTAGGTCCCGTAGGTCCTGTAGAGCCTGTAGAGCCGACACCTCCAAAGATAGGTCCGCTAGGACCGTAAACATTTCCAGTCACATAAATGTTATCTACATTAATCATATCGAGCCGTACATCGTATGCAGAATTACCACCTGTTATCCCATTCACAATTTTTGGACTAAACACATGTTGAAGTAGGTTCCGAGTATTGCTCCCGGAAAATGGATCATTTCCATGACTGGCCATATTATTAGTAAGATGGACAAAGAGTTTAACTACTTTTCACCACATAGTAGTATGGAGCCTCTGTTCGACCCCTCCTCTAAGACTCTGGGAGAGCGATATACTTTGTTCCCTATTAGTCCGTCAGAAGAGGATCTTTACAAACTTTATAAGAAAGCGGTGGCATCCTTTTGGACAGCCGAGGAGATTGATTTCAGCAAAGATAAGGAAGATTGGGAGAAGCTAGGAGAGTCAGAGCAGTATTTTATTAAACAGGTTTTAGCATTCTTTGCAGGATCAGACGGAATCGTGCAGGAGAACCTGGCCACACGATTCCAAAAAGATATCCAGTCACCGGTTGTTCGTCTATTTTATGGATTTCAAAATGCAGCAGAAGGTATTCATTCGGAAACTTACTCGCTTCTCATTGATCAGTATGTGAAGGATCCCAGCGAGCAAGCCAAGTATTTCCGTGCGATCGATACAATTCCATGTATTTCCAAAAAGGCTGATTGGGCTCGTAAGTGGATTGAATCAACAGAGTCCTATGCGACTCGTTTAGTAGCATTTGCGTGTGTTGAAGGAATCTTCTTCAGCGGTTCATTCTGTGCGATTTACTGGATCAAAAAGCGCGGACTTCTTCCTGGGCTCACCTTCTCGAATGAACTCATCTCTCGAGATGAAGGTTTGCATACTGAGTTTGCGGTAACTCTGTATCACAAGCTACAAAACAAGCTCACAAAAGACGAGATTGTGCAAATTATTCGTGAAGCCGTTGGAATTGAAAAGGAGTTCATTACTGAAGCACTCCCTTGTTCTCTTGTTGGAATGAATGCTCGTGATATGTCTCAGTATATTGAGTTTGTTGCTGATCGGTTAGCTTTGCAGCTAGGCCTGCCAAAAATATACAATTCTACAAATCCGTTTGATTTCATGGAATTGATTTCGCTGGAAGGTAAGACCAATTTCTTTGAGAAGAAGGTGTCCGAATATTCGAAGCCCGGCGTTGGAATGAAGAAGGAAGATATGGTCTTCAGAATAGATGAAGAGTTTTAGACAATGAATATTCTTGTGATAAATCTTCCCCATCGCAAAGATAGACTGGAGTCATTTATGAAACATTGGAACTGGATAGGCCATATAGAAGTTATTAATGGTGTATTATCAGATATACTTCATACAGGATGTGGATTAGCTCATATAAATGCTATTCGTACTGGGCTAAGAGATGCAGACTGGTGTTTGATATTAGAAGATGATGCTAGATTAAACTGCAGTCATTCTGAGTTTTTACATGCGGTAGATGAAGCAGTGACACAAATTACAGAATGGGACGCTGTAATGCTTGGTCCAAATTCGCATAGGCAATTTATTCCACCGACTAAAGTGTTTGGAGTATCTGCAAATTACCTAAAGGTATCATGCACAAAAAGTATCAGAAATTGTACGGGTATGCTTTGGTCAAAGAGCGCACTACCCATAATTCAGGAGTATTCTAGAATACTGAATGAAGGATATGTTTTCCCAATTGACAGAATGATAACTTCATTCAAGTATCCCTGGGTATGCACTCGCAATACAGGCGACGAATCACCCGACGCAGTTTTAATGAACCATTTACCAACTGTGTGGGTTAGTTTAAGAGTTCTAGTATTTCAAGAACCTGGTATTTATTCGGATAATACACACGGTAGTTCCAGCAATTTATTGACTGATTCGGTAGTCTATATGAAGGAGCTTGAATCTAGAGCGGGTTTACAGGAATAAAGCTCTCTGCTGTAATGTCTGTATCATGAATCAGCACCTTATCATGGACTGGATTCTCGAGCTTAATATGAAAAACATCAAATGGTGTAGCACGGAATACTTGATGTAATCGAGGGTGCTCACCGGCCTTAACTTCCTCAGTTTCATCAGAAAACCGGATCTTGTGCCAGTAAGTAACAACCATCTTCTCTTCGGCATCAGCATACAATCGTCCATCGCCATTGGCAAACATATCAGTGATTGTGGTGCGCTTGAGTTCAACAACATTACTGTAGCGGCCACTTGGCTGGAGAATCTTGGTTCCGACTACGATATCTTCAATGGCAACTGGTCCGCCAAGAGTCTCAACCTTAACAAATCCTAGGAAACATCCTACAGTCACATTGATTGAGGCACTGGCACTTCCATATGAGTTTGTCACAGTTATCGTTACAGTGTACGGTCCCTGGGTGCTTTGGTTCGTGACAAGAACAAACCCAGCACTTAAATATGAGAGAGCTCCGGGTACAGATGTCGATGGGGATGCTGTAACCACACATGTAGCACTGCGGCTTGTGGTGTTTGTTTCTGTCCAGCTCAGACTTGCGGTCTGGCCGCCCGGGCCATCGCTGCTTTGAATAATTAAGTTGCTAATTGTTGGTATTGGTGGTGCATACGATGACTTCTTACCATTTGCATTACCAAGAGGCGAATTAATGGGAATAAAGTTGCATGGTGTTACAACTTTATTAGAAAACGAGGTTAAAAAATCAAGTGGGCGTAATACACTTGGGACAAATGGTGATAAATGAGTAATCTGTTTACCTCCGGCGGTATTTGTGCGTGAATCAATCGCCGCATATTTTTTAAACTGTGTGAACTGGGAAGCGTCCGGAGTTGGCATTGTTCTAAACACACAATTTATCGGTGCCAGGTTTGGACTTTTCCATTACCTACATAATGCTTAGTAGTATTGGCCTGTGTGGGCAAGAAAGTTGATAATTTTATAGGATCTTGTAACGAGGTTATGAGTGGAACTGCTAGATGGGGATTAGGCTTAGCAGAATATACTGTACTCGCCAATTGTGTGCTAAGATTCTTGTAGCGAGTAAAATCGGACGCAGAGGTCTGTTGCGGCATTACGTTTAAAGACAGAAGCTTTATTCGACATAAAAGAAAAATGCAGCTAACATATGTCGCCGTCGTGATTCTTGCATCCATGGTTTTTGTTTTATCAGGAATGGTAGGGTACTTGTATTGGCAGCAGACGCGGATGCTCCAGCATCTCCAGTCGCTTGCGGCCGTTTTATCAACGCAGCTAGTTCGCCGTCCCGAGACTGAGGCCCATCTAGAACCCGAGCCCGAGCCCGAGCCCGAGCATGAGCATGAAACTGAAGCCGAGACAGATGATGTGGTTCTGCCTACCGTTGCTGAAGCTGTGCGAGAAGTTGAGGATGACCGTCTGTCTGTCGAGAAGGTTGATGGGCCCCCGGCGGACGATCCAAGCAGCAAGACGGCTGCCCAGCTTCGTGATCTTCTTACGCAGAAGAGCATTCCTTTTGGAAAGCGCGATTCCAAGGCAGTCCTTCTTCAGCTACTAAAAGCTACAGCTTAAAACAATGAAGCTGTATAATCAGCACCTAGATAAATTGGCCGAAGGATATGATCAAATACTTGCATTCGATTGTGAGTTTTGGAGAGTATCGGGAGCATTGGGATTTAGTGCAATTCCTAAATCTACGGACTTTTTTACTCCTCGCGAACTTGCTGGATTCTTTATTAAAAAAGTTAAAGGAGTATGGGACTATTCGGGATACTTTTTTGTTACATTTAGTCCACCTAAAAATAAAGATATTTCATTCGTATCATCTGAGTTTGCATCAGTTTCGGCAAAGACTGCAGAAGAAATGAACAAGTACCAAACTGTATTCCAATCATCGTCGGATGTGTCACAGGATTTGATCAAAGAGAGTTTAAAAGTGTATCTTCAAGATAAACATATTAAGAACAACCATAAACCCAATTCGTGGATTAAAAGTTTCTTAAAAGAGTTCCAAAAATCAAGAGTTGTAATTAAAGGCACATATGATTTGGACGCATTAAAAAACATGTGTGTTCTCAATAATTACGAGTATCTTGAGCCGGCTGGTATATTTGACATTGCTGAATGGAATACTGAAAGTCACAAGTTATGTGGAACTGCAAAACTAGAAGGAACCTACGATTGTATATCAAAACACATTGATGATTCAGGAACTAAAACTCGGCGTTTACGAGATATTTTACCATTAGGACGCGCTCACGATCCCGCGTCTGATGCAGCAATGACTTTCTTAATAGCGATTTATATAGTTGCTGCTTTTGAATAATAATGCGGATCGTAAGCTGGGATGTGGGATTGCGAAATCTAGCATTCTGTGTTTTAGAAGGAACAAATAGATCCAATGTCAAAATTGTACACTGGGATCTGATTGATGTGATGGCAGAAGGAGCAGGACACGATTCTCCAAAATGCTGGAAATGCCAAAAACCAGCGAACTGGTTGAATGGAAAAAAAATGTATGCTTGCACTCTCCACAAAACCAAATGTGCTAAACCTCCCACAAAAGTGTCACTGAATAAGAAAACGATTGACGAACTAAGGAAGGAAGGAGAGCCATTTGGAATTGTGTCTACAACAAAGAAAGGGTATGTTGATATCCTTTATACGCATTATAATCTGAATGTTTGGAAACGCTGTATTAAGTCATCAAAGCAATGTTCGGTTGTGGACCTTTCTGTCCCGATCGCTGCATCACTTGAATCTCGAAAGAAGTTGTGGGAAGGCGCTGATCTGATTGTGTGTGAGCAACAGCCAGATAAGCGGATGTTGTGTGTTCAGGCTATGATTCATATGTGGTTTGTATGTCAAGGATTCAAGTGCACCGGAGTATCCGCCACACATAAACTGACAAATATCTTGACAATAGACCCCACAAAAACATACAAGGATAGAAAGAAGACCGGAATCATTCACGCAACCCAACTGCTTCCCCTCGCATGGATATCACATATGCTAAAGCACCCGAAGAAAGATGACCTTTGTGACACATTTTTGCAAGGGTTGTGGGTGATGGAGCATACGAAATGAGATTAAGCGTACTTTACTGGAGGAAGAATATCGCTATAGAATCCTGAGAACTGGAGGACAACATGAAGAAGACCGAACTTGGCAACAAGCATTGCAAACTTCTCCCAAACATCGGATGTTCGGAGTGAGTATCCTCGCAGAGTTGCCATCGCCAAGAAAGTTAGTGCAGGAGGGAAAGCCATGAGCATAACTTCTGAAGTGAAAGACCATGGGCGATTCACGGGGTAGTAAGTATCACGGACTAATGCCGATACTGTAATAAGGAATACGAATGAAATGCCAAGAATAAATATGATGGCATCGGTAATTAAATCACCAGAATTGATTCCAAAAATTGAGCGAGAGTAACTATTTGCAGTAGCAATTGAAAAAACTCCGAATACAACTGAAAGAACTCCTCCCAAAAGTCCCCCAATAATCAGAGCCCACCATATAAAATCCATTTGTTGTTATTTGCGTTTATAATTTTCATATCAAGTCCGTAGTTCACACAAATGGGAGATATCTTCGGAGCAGACTTTTTGACGAATCCTAAAATTGCAGAGGCACCCGATATGACTATGGCCGATCTAGGATCGATCGACCTTCCATCTTTCGGAGAGCTGAAAGAAGAGCCACGACTCATGCCCAAGCTTAGTGAGACGGGGCCGGTTCAGACAGGTGAGGGGTTGAACAATTTTAATGCGGAGCCATTTTTTCAGCCACAGCCAAAAACTGTTCGCATGAATGATGAACACATCATGAAGGAGAAGTATGAGATTCTTCGTAAGTTTGATCGCCTTTCCAAGCTCGGTGTTCCTATGCGCAAACGCTTTACTCTAGATTCTCCTATTGACGAGATGAAGATGGAGCTTGAATTCATTCGTCGCGAGAAGGCGATGGATCAGACAATCAAGCAGTTTTGTGATTGGTATATTACCGGAATGTCTGCATTAGAGTGGAGCTCCAAGAATGTTGCAATTGTCCAAGCGTTTGGACTAAACCTCAGTGGTCTTTCTGAGTCGGCACAGATGAATGTAGCTGATATGGAAGAGGATTTTGAGGAGCTGTATGATCTTTACGGTGACAAGCTTAAGATGCACCCGCTTGTCCGTATTCCTATCCGCACTTGTATGATGGTCTACATGGTTCATCTGACGAATCAGATGGCTCAGAAGTCCCCCATTCCAAATATCGATCAAATCCTCAAGACGAATCCGGATATTGCTCGTCAGCTCGCAACCGCTGCAATGCAGCAGCAGTCTCAGGCTGTTCGTGCTGCAGGTCAAGTACCACCAGCTACTGCTCCTCCACCTCCATCAAACCCTCTAGCTGGTCTATCAAGCTTCATGAGCTCAATGATGCCTCCACCTCCACCGCAACAGACCAATGTTCGCACTCCGGTTGCACTCAAGACTGCAATTAAGATGCCCAAGCCCCAGGCTCCTCAGATAAATCGCACAGATTCTCGGCCAATTCCAGAGGCAGCTCCTACCCCAACTCGTGAAATGAAGATGCCTCAAGTCAATATTGATGACTTACTCAAGTCAGTCAATGCTGGCATTAATACGGAAACCAAGAAGGTAAATACTACCCCCAAGAAGGGTGGATCCACTGGCAAGAATTCTGTGACCATTAAATTATAAATGGGTTCGCGGTTAACAAATACATCTTGCTGCTGGAGTCCACGCAAACGGTGTCCAGAACATGATCCATCTCCTCCTCATAAATATACGAACCAGTGGTATCGAGACGAAGATGACCGACAATATGCATTCAGAGTAAGAAACAAGAATTGGGGTGATGAAGGACATGATCCTGATATTGCGAGTATTGGCCAAACATATAATGGTGAAGATATGACTGATAAAGAAATGTGGCGTAGAGGTTACTAGAACATTGGAGGTGTATTCTTATCATATGCTGGCTGATCGCAATTCTTTAAACCAGCTTTTGATCGTAGGTTTCTATCTGGACTGTTATGCATTCCTTCGCGAGAATAGACTGACGATCCACGAAATAATCCACCTGCTAAAATTACGAAGCCAGCCGTGAGTAATACTGATACAACCAAATTACGAGTGCCTACAAAACAAACGGCAAAAATTGCCAATCGACGAAGAAGTATGTTCTGGCCATACTCTTCTTCGTTTGTGCTGAACTCATGGACAATATAGCGACTTGCTACATTTGTCAGGAGAATCATTATACCAACCGTAAATGGCGACGAAGCCACGGCATTAATATGGTCCATTACTTAGTAAGAAGCAAACTTTTCAATCGCATTCGTAGCAGACGCAGGTTTAGGCGTCTGTGTTGCTGGAGGAGGGGCAGTCACCGACTTGCCAGCCTTTGCATGGTGGGCTGGCTTATCGCCCTTCTTCATGATATCTTTAATTAGGTCGGCAACAACTGGCTCCGGCACTCCGGCTGTCTTAGGCTGAGCCTTGGTCGCTGGCTTCTGTTCAGTAGGATCAAGATACTCGGTCACTGACTTGGCTGTCATAATATACGCAATGCCCATAAATACACCGACAATCAGACTGTGGCATACAGTCACCCACAGCATGGCAAGTAAAAATAGCGCATGGCCTACTGGAGATCCCAGGAAATCCTTAATATGCGAAGGCGGGGGGTGGGTGAAAAATGCGACATACGCAATCAAAAGGACTACAAGAATTAACTCGGTCTGAGTTAGTTTCATTTGTTATTCCTGCGTGATTTCTTTTGGTGGCGCTTTTTGTGTGTTCGGCGAGCACGACGAGTCTTTCGGCCACCCTCTTCACGAGCCCGCTTCTTAAATAGAGTTAAGCCCGTCTTTGTTGGTTCGCGGACATGTAAACACGCGTTGCTTAGTGATTGGCCCGTTTTTGCTGCAATATGTTTAGCTGCGCGAACACGGACATCATCTAAACCTTGGCACTCGGACGGGAGTTGGTCGTCCACATCCATTTATCTATTATCTATTTTTTTGTATAATCTTTTGGATAAGTGGGAAGGATGGCCAGTTTAGAAGAAGTTTGGGGATCGTCATTCCCAAAGAAATACCATAACATGGCATCCAAGCATTATAAAAAAGAAGAGCCGCGGGATGCCGAGAAAGAGGGGCGAGTATTTCCAACCCCTATTCACCGAACGAATGCAGCTCTCCAGCGGCATCGCAAGACGATAGATGACTTGTCTGCAAGTCTACCTATTGTCCAGAATGATGAGGAGGCAGAGTCGAATTATGGTCCAGCTCGAGTCGAACGTACCGAGCATTTTACTTCTACGAAGGCAGGATACACCAAACCATTTGTAGATTATGATCCAGGTGTTAATTTTGCGTATGCCCCCCAAACATTTCAGAATGCTGCTCACGAAATTAAGCTTGATAAAATTATGCGTATGATTGAGCAGAATCGCACAGGTTACGAGACTCCATCATCACAAGATATGATGCTCTATATTTTTACCGGAGTATTCTTTCTGTTCACGCTAGATACTTTTGTAACTTTAGGTAAGCGAATGGGTTAAGCCCGATCAGAAATACGAGTTTCAAAAGATGAAAAATCATCAAATGTATTATCTAGCATTTCAAGTTCTAGCGACAGTGAAAAGTCGACAGTGCGATTGTTATTTGCAACTGCACCGTCGGATGTCCAATACATGAATCCTGTATTTCCTTGCTGGGCGTGAGTGCGAACACGAATATGCAGGCGATCTAGAGTACCTAAAGCTGGAGAAAAATGCGTGATATTCTCCTGACCAGAGTGATCATTATACTCAATGAAGGTGCCGTTGACTACAGCCGGAATCTTGGCTAGAAACCCATCGCGGTAAGTTGACTTATTCGCACCAACAGCAGTCTCGTCCGAATAATTCAATCCTTCAACATCGAGTAAGAAATAGTAGGTTGATGAAGTTATGGCAGTATCGCCAGAATAAGAAGTAACGCTGTTGTTTTGTCCTGCAGTGTAAGGGTGCGTACGAGCACCAGCGCCACCTCCGGATGGTACGACTATAGTTGGGAACTCGCCGCTCATGACACGGATAGAAACAACATTCTGGTACTGACGAGGGAGGTACACTACAAAATCGCCATTCGTGTAGTATTTTGAAGTATCGCGATCGGCCGAGTCGATAGATACAACCTTCTTCACAGTTTTGAGTTTACGAACTGGATTGGAAGGTGCAACAATCGCTCCATTATAGTCGAATGACCTATTCATTTGTTATATTTCACATGGGAAGTTTTACAAGTCTTATTAAACCAGCTTCTTGCCTTTGGAGTTTTCTTGGCCTGGCGCACAAGATCGGCATCTGTTGTGTAATGCGTTTTGCCACAGGTTAGCATACTTGCTGCCCGTGCATACCCCCATTGCTGGGCAGTTGCACCGGGACGATGACCGGTTCTCCATGCAGCCATCCCGCGGTTATAAGACGCCTTTACTACAGAAATAGGAACTCCAGTTGCTTGAGAGTAAGCTTTTAAAGAATGGGCTTGAGGGAACTTCCGTCTCCATTCCTTAACATACTTAGAGGTGCGAGTCTTGACACCCTTATCAGTTAAAAATGGTTTATATGCTTTTGGATTTTTCCACGACATCTTACGACGGCGTGTAGCTGTAGATTTTCGTTGTTTATTCTGTTTAGCCGTAAGGCCACGATGATACCTTTCGGGCCAATACATTACTTTATAGAAGTGGGAATTAGTATATCTTCCAACCCGATATCTTCTGAAACACTTATCATCTGATATATAGATTCTACCGCAATACAAAATCGCAAGAATGCTGGAAGATTGAGAGTATATCCCGAATCTATTTCATATTCTATATATGCGGCTGCCTGCTCGGCTGCAATTTTTGCTTCTTGCAAATATGCATGTTGATCAGGATTCTCGATAATCATAAAATCTTGAATGGATTTACGAAGAGTATAAAGCAATTCAACATTGTTGGCATACCACAAGTCCTCAAAATCATCTTGGTCATCTTTCATACTTTCTATATCTTCAATTGTTTGGCGTAGAAGTGTAAGATTCTTATGAATAGTTACAGTACATTCATCGAGTTCCATAGTTAGTGAAAAACTGTTTACATTAAATAAATCCATTTTTATTTACATTTGCATTTTTCCCATGAGCTCAGCAAGATCGTCCTCATGAACATACTGGCGAACGAGCGGCTCCAGATTTTGTGCGAAGAGACGATACACCACCAAATCGTAAGTTCCTGTAGTTCTAATTGAGTCAATCAAGTTCTGCAATAGAACTTCACAACGCCGACCGTTCTCGCGAAGTTCAGCGATTACACAATCATCATCAGAAATGATTAGAATATGGTTGAAGCTCGGAAAGAACTCGCGAGTTCGGATAATGAAATCTCGATGCTTTGAAATCCATTCGGGAGTTGGATGTGTATCAGAAAGAACCTCCATAAGCATGATGTAGTTCGCATATTTTTCTTGTTCGGAAAGTGTTTCATCCATGTCTAGCTCCATTGTTCCATTAGTCTGCATTGATCTTAAGCTTCAAAAGTCCATTTTCAAGGGCAAGCTCCTTGTTGCAGTTTGGGCACTCCATCTTTGGCTCAGGAGAAGGATCAGGAGTCACCTCAGTCGAGAAGAAAGCATAACCTTCATCCTTAGTTGGTCCATAATCAAAGTTCTTGACTGATTTCAGAAGTGGTTTGCCATGAGACTTCAAGCCAGTAAATGCACAAGCAGGGAGCCACTGAAAGTAGTCGTAGCTTCTAGTCAGGAACTTGTGGCCGGTCTCCTTAAAATACATCTCAGCATAACTTGATCCCTCAGACACTCCTGTCATAGTTTCTAGCTTACCCTCGGGAAAGAGGAACCGTTTCTTCTTTGTTTCGGGAATTGAATCTACATTCTTCATGTTGTTTGAAATGAGTCGCGCGGTTGGGACAATGTAATAAGTCTTGCCAACGACGAGATCTTGTGGGTTGATGCGCTTGTACATTTTGATTGCTAACTTAAGATTTATACTGAACTAATCCATTTTCAGCGGGGAAGCATCTCAATTTCACGCTCGCCCCGGTGTATTCCACGACCACTCCATCCAGTTCCATCTCGAATGACTGTTGGTAAGCGATCATAAAATGCAGGAAGTGAATCATACCATACTGATCTAGTAGAATAAGGACGGGTTACTACAAAAAACATTATGCCAACTAGAATAACAATTAGGATAACTACCCAGGTTGCCATTGATTTAAGTATGATAAACTTTAAACTGTAATGAAGAAAATTGGATGTATTTCTCAAACTTATGGGAATGAACGAATTCATGAAATTAAATGTATTTCACACGATGATACTGGCGGAGCTCTTCGAGATTTACTAGATGAAATATCGTTCACATTTCATAATTGTAATCCAGAATTTATTGCTAAAAGTCATAAGATTCTTACAACACGATTCCCAACATGTAAGTTTCGAAGTATCAATAATGTAAATTACAGGGATAGTATTATTCAGCAGCTTTGTGATATGAAAAATATGGGACTAACCGATTTTGTCCTTTTACAGGATGATCATTATGGAATTAACTATCCTGAGAATGTGGAGTATGTCAAAAGTATCGTAGCTTTTTACAAATCAAGACCAGACATTAAGTATCTTCATTTGCATCAAAGGGAAGGGTATCCGTCTGCGAACAGAGTTCCAAAAGAAACGGTAGAGTATTCTGGACTTTTATTTCATAAATATGATTCGCGAGATTTTAAAAAGGATGATTTTTATGGATATAACGATGGTATATTTATTGCATCCATCGATATGTTTATAGATATCCTCAAAACAAATGGAGTTCCTGAGGATGTATGGGGAATGGAATGGTGGCTAAAATGGTTATTTGATAATTATGAGCATGATCGTTGGGGAATAGAAAAGGTTCTTTTTGATTCAGTATATATGCATGGAAGAAATACTTCTACTGATTTGAGAGGTTCATTGAACTGTATTTTTGGAATGAAACCTAATTTTGAGGAAATTATTAAACCTTGATCATAGATCCTGTTACCCAAATAGTTACGGCGGCAGCTACCTGGGCAATAATGTAAGAAAGAGCCTTAGCCTTACCTATTTTTCCGTTTGCTAGAGCCCATGCTGTGATTGCAGGATTAAAATGTCCGCCTGAAATCTTTCCACCTAGACCAATTGCAATAGCTAAAGCCGATACTACAAATAGAGGAGATGAAGTAAAGGCTACAGCGCCAATCAGTAAGCATGTGCCAAGATACTCGACAAAAGCCGGAGTATACATTTGTATTATGTTGATAAGAGAATAGATATGAAGTATTTAATAGTTAAGGGTTGGCTTGGCTTCGGAGACAGGCTTGAATCTTTGCAGATGTGTGTATCATTTGCTCAGCATTTTAAAATTCCAATATATGTAGATTGGTCTGATTCAACCTGGTCTCATGGTTCTGAAACATTCTATACTTATTTTAAGCTTTTGATGCCAACCTTTTCACTTGATGATATTCCAGCAGATGCTACTTACTTTCCGGAATACTGGAAAGGCAGAATTAAAGAACCATTCACTTCAGAGTTATTTGCTAAACAATCCGATCTCAAGTTGAATTTGGGTATTCTTACAAAGAAAGAATACCCAGCAGATGTTGTTGTTTCATCATCTATTGGAGGACGAACTTTATTTCATGATTTATCTTTTTTTGCAAATGTGTTTCGAGTTGTTGATCCTAGGATATTAAAAGAAATTGGGGAAAGACAGACTAAATATCCTTTATATAAATCTTTAGGATTTCATATTCGAGGAACAGATCGTACTCGAGGACAAACGCATCGTGAACGAAGTATTCAATTAATTGCCGTAAATGCTGTAATGTATGGGGGGTTTAATGATAAACCTATGATCACCGTATCTGATGACAAAGAAAGTTTAATCATTTGGAAACGATTTTTTCCAAATACTACCGTTTTTAGTAGTTTATCGATTGAAAACTCATCAAATAAAGGGAACCACCATATCAAGAAAGAGGATCTTCTTGTCTCAAAAGATGAAATGAATACTGATATGTTAGTTGATTTCTTTACTTTAGCAAGTTGTGAGAAAGTTCTTTCAACTTTTAGAGATAGTCGTTTTGCCCGTGAAGCAGATCGTTTACGCCCGTATCTCAAACAGATTTTAGGAAACGAATAAATTAAGTCAGAAATACATAACGGTATGCTTACTCTACAAGGGTACAAGATAGACAAGAACAAGGTTCCGAATCTCATTCAATTAAAAACTGCACTGACTGTAAAACCATACATTCCGTCAGTATTTGTGAAACCACAATATGTTCAAAAATATCCGGTGTTTACGGAAACAAAAGATCATCTCTTTATTCCAAAACATTACGGAATTGCCGAGTTTGGAGTTCCCCACAAAACCGAACGAGATATTCCTAAAACTCCCATAGAGTTTTGGAAGTTCGAGGGAAAGATTCGCGATAATCAGGTAGATGTTGTAAAATCGTATTTAACTCCTGAACCAAGAGACGGTATTATCTCGCTCCAAACGGGCGGAGGTAAAACTGTTTGTGCTCTTTACATTGCTTCACAAATCCAAGTCCCCACAATTGTTCTCGTCCATAATACTTTCCTACGAGACCAGTGGATTGAACGGATTCGCGCATTCCTTCCTAAGGCTCGAATTGGAACTCTTCAAGCGGATGTAGTTGATATTACCAATAAAGATATTACGGTCGCCATGCTTCAAAGCGTAGCTCTGAAAGAGTATCCTTCTGGAACTTTTGAACGGTTTGGATTTGTGATTGTTGATGAGTGTCATCACATTGCATCAGAAGCATTCTCTCGTGCCGTTCCCAAACTGACTTGCAAACATATGTTGGGTCTTTCGGCAACTCCGGAGCGTAAAGACAGACTAATGTGTGTGATTAATTGGTTTCTTGGACCAATGCTGTACAAATCAGACACATCGGATAAAGTTGATGAGAAAGTAAAAGTTGAAGTATACGAAATTGAAGGTGACGAGAAATATAACGAGATTATCTATAACAATTCCGGAGTGATGTTTACGACTCTGATGATAAACAAGGTTGTAGAATACGAGCCCCGAAATATTATAGTTGCTGGACTGATTGAAGATTTATCACAGGAAGACGGAAGACAAATACTAGTTATGACGGATAGAGTAGGGCATACCAAAACTCTATTTGATCTTCTTCCCGATCAAGTTAAAGCTACTGCGTGTATTCTCGGTCGTGATGTACCTGCTAAAACACGAGCAGAATGGTGTTTGGAAAAGAAGATCTTGATTGCGACATATCAGATGACAAAGGAAGGATTTGATGTCGCAACATTAAACACTTTAATCATGGCAACACCGCGTCCCGATGTTGATCAAATCATTGGACGAATCTTGAGAGTTGAAAAGTCCGGTCGAACAACTCATCCGCTGATTGTGGATGTCGTAGATCCCGCATTCCGCCGTCAGTTTCAAGCTCGAAATAGTCTGTATAAAGAACGAGGATACAGTGTTGAAAAAATGAAACTATTGTAGAAGTAATGGGAAAGACGCGTCGAAAGCGCGGAGATAAGAAAACACGGCGTGGCGGAAAGATTCTGGGCGAAGGAAAGTTTTCATTTGTCGTAGACCCGGCTGTTCCATGCAAAGATGGTCGCGATATGTCGAAGTATGTCTCTCGCATATCTAAACGGGAAAACATGTCAGACATCGCATCCAAAGATCATCCGAAACTCATAAAGAAATTGAAAGAACTTGATCCGGATCAGAAATATTTTTATTATCCGGAATACTGTGAACCTGGACCCATGTTAAAAGAAAACAAGATGGATGGTGTGACATATTCAAATAAGAAATATTCAGAAATCCTTCTTCGTGGAACAGATGTTTGGAATCCGCAAGGTCGCAAAAATCGGTCATGGCACGGATTTCTAAAGGGTAAGAAAATGGGTCGAAAAGTAGAGTTTAATGGTCGCTCAAATGAGCAGTTAGAACACTTAAAAAAAGCTATTGATTTACTTCACGATAATGAGATTGTCCATCACGATCTGCATGGACAGAATGTTATTATCGCAGATGATGGTATGCCCCGCATTATAGATTTTGGATTTGCAACCGTTGATTCCCCTCAGTCTGCCATCGAGTTAGAGAAAGCTCTCGTTGATTTTTCCTGGCCCAGTTTAGATGTGAACTGGTTTAAGAGTCGTTAACGAAAACCCAAATATGAGTAAATAGTTTGAAGCATCGATGGTTTAGGAGTTAGGAACGGAGTGTTGATATCCCAAAAAAGGGGATTTGTTGATTTCTTTACATACTCTGCATTATACTTCACTTGAAGCCAGCTCTTCTCGCTCAACCGATGAAGAATAAGAATATCGTTGGTGTACGGATTGTAATTCACAACTCGTCCACTGGACCCATATTCAACATATACGGAATCATTTGGCTTGAACATTTAAATTATATACCATCTCCTTCGTCAAAATCAAATTGGCCGCCTGTCTTGGAATAGTCATCTAGAGGACGATCAGCTTTATCTCCATAATCTCCATAGTCTGTCTCTGTGGGTAATCCATTATCTCCCAAACCATCATCATCTTGACCATCGCGACGAGTGAATCCACCTTCAGGCACCTCTTCATCAAAGTCTTCCGTATTACCTTTTTCAATTGCAGGTTCCTCGTAATTATATTCGCGCGCAAATATCTCGCGGTCTTCATTCGTAATAATAAATGGTGCAATACCAATATCCAGTAATCGTTTTGTAATTTCACGCTGTTCATCGTTCATTTCTCGCATGCGCATCTTGAAAGTTTCGCGTTCTTTTGTCCGAGTTACATTCACTTCTTTCTCAGCATCATCTTTCTTTATAAGAATCATGCGCATACTCAAATCACGATTCATTGCTCTTCGTATTCCTTCTATAATTTTATCATCACTCTTAATACTGTCAAATAGATCATACAGTATACCTCGTGCAGCATCGCGAACTAAAGAAGGAGACTCATGAGTATTCAGAGATGTGCAAAACTGACGATAAGGAATCACATATGTTACCGGATATACAAGCTCAGAAACAATATCTAAAATACGGTTAAATAAAGAAAGAAGCGCAATTCCATCGTTTTCCGTCTTAATAAAGTTCTCAATCGCATCTAACTTTATTTTAGGAAATCCCAGCTTTACCATTTTAGTAATCTCTTTAGTGTCTGGGAACACATAGGAATACTTAAACTTGGGAGGAACAATGAATTGTGCAGTGGAAGATGGTTTCAAGTTATTCCAAAGTTCTAATTTATCCTGAACAAGACTTGGCATCAATTTTCCGGACAATACCGTAAACGGTTTTTGAGTTTTACATTCTCCCATCTTCTCACTTCCTTGACGGGTACCTGGAGCAAACTCATACTTCAAAGGAAGAATAATCGGGAGTAGAATATCATTCTTCTCAACTTCCTTATCAACAATTGAATATCGAGCTTTGGCGGTTTCAAAATCTGTCTTGAATTTCGTGTATGCTTGCGTAATATACCGTACTGTTTCATCGCGAACCTTGCGCGAGTTGGTCTTGATCGCACGCAGAACTGTAGCAATTGGTTCCTTGAAAGTATTTGGAAAGGCTTCAAAGGTTGATTTAATAGAAAATAAAACAGCATCCAAGACTGGCGAGTCTTTAGGATCGGTTGTGTCTCGAGGAAACCCTGAGAGTTTCAGTATCTTTGATCCAAACGACCGACGGGGAATTAAGAAGGGGTTGTGCGTTTGTAAGAGCGTAACAGCCGCAGCAATACCTAAAATACCTTCTACTCGGCGCTTATCGGCTATAGTCAACTTAGCGCTGCGGCGAGCGGCACTCGCCACTTCCCTCAAGTTTTGAATAATTGGAAGTAGCTGGCTTTCTGTAGGTAACACTTGTAGGATTGACAGAATTGTATATAGAATAGCTTCACCCGCATTATTCCCATCAAAGTTAGCTTTCAGAGCAACTAACGAGTTTGTGAATGATGGAGGATGTGACTCACCATGATAAACTTCCTGTTCATTAAGAATACCGTGAGATACAATAGGGTTACCATTCTCATCAAAATCGTCTTGAGCTACAAATACATCTGAATTAACTCGCTGTCCACAAAATGTACAAACCTGAAAGCCATCCTCGGGCGTTGTCCATTTCGTATAAAAAGCCAGGCGATCGTGTTCCAAATCTCCGCCTAATTGGGCCAGCGTATGCATACAAATGACATACAAATTGGCCGCATCGTAATACTTGTTGTTTGTCACACTCAGATCGCGAACTAATAAATTGATATTATGAAGTTTATCGGCAGACTCCAAACTTGGATCGGAAAGAATAATATTTACATTCTTACGCATTTCAGAATATTCAGGAACTTCAAACTTCTCATACACTGGAGCAACAAGTTCTGGAACCAACGGTTGGAATGCTTTGAGCAGTTTCTGATGTTCGCGAATCAAATCAGTAGGGGTTGTTTCAGACCAGGCTTTCTTACCTTTAGAGATAATATCTTGCTTTTCTTGAGCAATATATGTAACTGGAGCACAAAGTCCCGGAGTAAGTAATAGTTGTTTTCCCTTATTATCGTTGTATATTGGAGAACGGTAGACACCTGAAGCCAAAAAATCTTCAAATGTTCCAGTCTGTAAGCATTCCTCTGCCGTCGATGGTGGGAACTGAACTTCGGGTCTTGGTCCAGGTGGTTCGGGAGGAACTAGCCCAAAATCACCGGCCTTTGTCATCAGCATTTTCACGATCATTGCACCAGAATCTTCCTGTCCCGATAACCAAAATCTAGGAAATAGTCCAGAGCTCCATTTGAGATTATACGATTTTTGAAGATCCTGACTCGGAGCTAGAGTTTCGCGAGAAGGAAACACGACTGACATTACAGGCTGACTCATAATCGAATCAACGGGAGGAAAACGCTCTTTCCACGAACTCCAAGGAATCCGATTTAATTTAATATCATACAGCTTTAGGTATTTCATTCCTTCGGTATAAGGATCTGTAGTCGTAGGAACAGCATGAGACAGAATAGCTTCAGTTGATGGGAAAATTGTGTTTAACGGTTCGGTTGTTATATATTTCGATGGATTGTTCGATGCTAAAAATGGATGTTCTGCCAACGGTCGAGCAATTTCTAACGGTCGCTGACCAATATAGAATCCTACTGATTTCATACCGTCAGATGTATTGGGAATAGGAACAGATACTACATCAAATGTTCCATCATCGTGTAAAGCACCTTTTGTTCGAGTATAGGTTGGTAGAGCAATGATAGGATCCTTTCCATCTTCGCTAACTAATAGTCCGGATGCCGGAACACCCTCTTCTGAAGCATACGGACGAGGAAGCGCGGCAATCATAGGTGCATAATAATTTGGGGTTGTACGGCGGCTTTTATCCATTAAAGGGTTCCAGGACTCGGCAAATGAATATTTCTCATACTTGAATGGTGCATAAATAGGTTGTACCCATGATACATTGACTGCTTTGCGAGACTGATCTACACGGTAATCTGTTGTGGTTACTACAATATTTTCATCGTATACTTTCTGTAAGCGATCAAGTTCTATTTCTATTTTTTTGTATTCAGATTTTGAAATATGTTTCTTCTTTGGAAGAACTTTGTCATAGTAATCATTCAACTGTTCCTGTAATGTAAAAAATCGAAGTTCTTCGGGGCGCTGAACTTCTTCTTCGAACTCCTGCGTTTCTATTATTTCAAATTCCGAGGGCTCAAATATGAGATCCTTCTCCATCGTTATTCTAATAGCAAACAATAATCCTCAATTGTTTTCTTCGCCGCAATAAGAATACTCTCAGGACTCTTCTTCGTAGTAAATTGTAGCACCATCATGTTTTTGAGTGGGTGAGGAATATCGTATGAGGTAAACTCTACAAGATCCTTATTATCGTAAATAACCTGCTGAAGTAGATTTCCTAGTGTATGACCACCCTGTTCAATTGCTACACTGTATGGCGGGATCATATCAGAATCGTCCTTGTCATACTGTTCGTGCTTGATATTCTTGAGAGCTTCTGCCATGTAAGTATCAAGTCGCTTACGAAGGATTTGAACTGCCATAGTGAGTAGCTCCCGAGACTTCAGTACTCCTATACTTTCAATAGTTAGTTCAATCCAATTTGGGCGACCGTTCTCGTCACGAGAATATGACTTTTGGTAGAGAAAGTTATCAAACAATCGAGGATCGCCACCTCCCTCCACATGAACCTTACGATCCTTAGCGACACGATCGGGATCAGGATGCCATTTTGTTGATGCAGTACAAACATGAGACGCATTCTCGGAATCGAGAGCTAGACGACCTGTAATATGAACAACTTCTCCCGCACGAAGCTTCAGGAATAAACTTGGAGTATTGAAGTCCCGATCTCGCATCATTAATCCCTCTCGACCAGCCTCGACAGTAAAGTCATCCGTAGTTACAGTTCGAGCTTCTTTGTTCGTAACAATTCGTAGCTCAATCTTTGCGTCCTTAATAGTAGCGGAATCTGATGGTTTCACATTCACTGGAAGACGCTCAGTGCGATGCTTGAGCATTTCGTGCGGAACTTGAGAAGTATTTTGAAGAATTTGAACATCTCGAATCACAACACGAGGAATACCAGTAATAAGGATACGGCGAAGAGCATTAACGAACCCTACTGGAAAGTTTCGAAGTTCGCAGTACAGCTCGAACCCATTGTTGGTATTTTTGATATTTTCAACCTTTGCCATCTTGTTCTCTTCCATTTCGTTATGTTTCATTCCGTTTTTTTCCTGAAAACTCATAACTAAGATGTCCCAGCCATACTTGTTTTACAGCGACCGGGATCCGAATTCAAAGCAAATTATTGAGACACTTAAGGCCCTCAACAAGGCAGGTCTGTATAAGTTTATAGATGCTCTTACTTTACAGCCAAATCAGCGTCCGGCTTGGCTTAAGAAAGTGCCTACTCTTTACATACCCGACACCAAAGAGGTCATAGTAGGCAAAGATATTTTTGGATATATTGCAAAACCTACCAATTCTCGGAAAGAGCTTCCTACGAAACCTGAAGCGGGCGGATCTAACCCACAAAATCAAATGGGAGAACTCTCACCATGGGGTTTTGAAGGGCAGGGAACAATAGGTGAGTCTTATTCGCTATGGGAAACGCCAGGTCAATTTGCAAACTCCGAAGGAAGTAGCTTATACACTTTCCTTGGGAATGCTGTTGCTGCAGCTACAGGTGGCGAACCTACTTCAACAAACACACATGATGATAAGTCCAAAACATCCTCTAATTCAGATGTAGGTAAGCGAATGGAACAAATGATGAACCAGCGCAAGGCAGAGTTTGGCAGTGTTGAGCGCAAATAAGGTCGAGTTATATGATTTTAATAGAAAAAGCTACATTTACATAATGGCATCCAAGCAGGTTTTGACTGCAGCATTTTTTGATCAGTTTTCAGCATTTTCAACTGAGTTGTGTGAAATGTATCCCGATGATGCAGATTTTTCAATGTTTTCTACAACCCTAAAGATGATGAAGATGACGAATCCATCCCTAATCATAAAATATGTTCGTGACAATGTCCTTCAGTTTGAAGATAAGATCATGCGGAGCGATGAAACATTCTTCCTGGACTATGACTTTGCAGAATATGCAGAAACTGTCGATATGAATATTTTTCAAAAGCTTCGTCAGTATATTTCATCTATGAGTCCTTCGTCAAAAATTAGTGTTTGGACTTATATTCAAAACATTGTTCGACTAGCTAAAGCTATTAAGTAATGCATCCGGGTTCTCAAATCCATATAAATCTTGAGGATTCAAAGTTTGAAGTTCCCGAATAGCATCCTCAGGCTTATCAAAATTGCGAAACATAATTTGGTTTACTTCCGCCGGCGACCAACGGTAATCTAGACTGGGCGTAGTCCAATCTTCAAAATCCCGATCATAAAAACTATTTGCCATTTCACGAAGGATCTCGCGATTACACTTCTTGAACTGGACAATCATATCAATTCTGCCAGGGCGAATAAGCGCCTTATCAATTCTCTCAGGATAATTGGATGAAATGGCGATAATTCGACCTGAACTTTCTAGCGTACCGTCAAGTAGGTTCAATAGGAATGAAAGATCGATCTGTTCGGGTTCATCATCTTCTTTATGTGCTGCAGCCCATGCGTCTTCGGGAGTCTTTTCTTTCTTAGGCTCGGGTTTCTTGAAATCGCGACTCATGATAGCATCTCCCATTGCATCAATATCTTCGATAACATACAGGCGCTCATGGATAGGAATCGTGTACTTTTCTACCGTATTCCCATTATGAACATGAATATCATCGTTGTAGAACAAATGAGTAAGTTGAGCCTTCGTTTTAATCTGAGATAGATGGATATTAATAATATGACGATGAGCGGTGTTCGCAATAGCTTTTATGGAAGAAGTTTTCCCACACCCAGGACCTCCATGAAACATGAAGCCTAAAGTATACGGAATGCCCTTCTTTTCGTACCAATCTTTACGAGTCAGGAAAAACTTTACATGATTACGAACCTTTTGGCGCTGTTCAAAAAAGACATTTTCAAATGTACGAGTTGTATGAAACTTGTGCTTCGTATAGATAAGATGGGTGGTGGGTAAAGAGTTCTGAGTAGATTTCTTGGTTTTCGTATTTGTCATCATATCAAAATAGTACAGTGAAGTTCCGAGTTTATTTGCTTGCTTCCGCTCATAATCTGCGTTGCATCGCTCAATAAAATCACGCAAAAATTGTGATTCGTGATCATAACAAAAAATACGGAACTTTACACTTTCAACTTCCCCTTCAGTATGTTTTAGATTCGTGAGCTGGAAATAGATATCCGGATCGACCATTATGGGTTCAAACTCGTTTGGCAAATAGTCGTGATGGTTCATGAAAAGCAGATTGCGAATTGCAGGAATCATACTCACATAATGAACAACTGAATCCATCTTAGACTGGCTTGCAGATAGAGTATGATTAGGCTGCTTTCCACCTTTTATAACTCGTTCACATTCAACCGTGGCTCGGATATGTTTGTTTGAGGGAGGGGGAGGAGTGGATGGTTCTAGACGCTTTCGACGGCAACATACTTCCTGAATCCAAGGAAACCATTGAGGATAAGATGTAACAATCTTATCGTACAAGCTCATTCCAATGAAGCTGTAAAGTGGGTTACGACCCATGCCCATCGACATCCCCATGGTCATCATCATTTGATTCCTCATCAAATCTGCTGTGTTCTGCATTATTGGTTAAGTATGGCATTATGAAAACGGAATTATTTCGCACAGGGAGGTACATAGTAATAATGGGTGAAGTACTATCTCTTCAAATGCCGAATACAGTGATTAAGCGTCTTCGTCCAACCGAGTGGATCGTTATGCTTCCTCCAGCAAAGCGCGTTAAGACATTTCACGAAAATGGAGCTAAAGCACCATTCATAGATAAAATCGTAACTGTAAATTAAATGGCCACAGCTACCCCGCGTACAGATGTGAAAGAGATGGATGATCATATCGCTATTGAGATGGAGCCAGTATCGGCCGCTGGCCGTAAACGCCGTGGATCCCGTCGTCGTGGTGGATTTCGTGAGCAGGGTGTCAACTCGGCATCACCGGTACCACCAACTGCTCCTCAGGGTCCTCTAGGAGGCCGGCGCCGAACTCGTAAATCAAAGGGCAAGAAGCGCAGCACTCGCCGTCGTTAGTTAAACACGGCGAATACACATATCTAATGTAGGAACATTCACATTTACTGGCTTTGACCTTTTTAGTCGAAGTTGTTCAGACGCCTTTTCCACGACATCATGTGAAAGCGAAACATACTTTTTGATATCGCGTAGCGGTCCCTGAACATTCATGGATGGAAACAAAAGACGGATAGGATGAATCTCAGACAGTACAATATTGTTATCGCCAGTAACATAATTGCGGTACTGCTGAATATCCAAGGGTCCACCAAAGAGTCTTAACAGACTTCGTGGTGGGGCAGGAGACAGATCTCGATTTACATACAGATCGGCATAAAGATGACCTAGAAGCGCATGACGGTTCCACTTAGTCGAATCCGAAATCTTATTGTCCGCATAATTGAAGGATAATGCACATTCGGGAGAGCAAAAGTTTCCTTCACACGAATAAATATTGTTATACACATCATACGAGATTGGAAGTACCGAACTTACCCAATCAAAATTGTGACAACACCAAAAACACGCAGTTTGTGGCGAATACCGTTCAACTTGCACTTTAGATAGAACAGACTTAAGCAAATCAGTATTAAACTTCTCTGTATTGGTTGAAAACTCTGCATTCAAAATATCCGAATAAGATGTAGCATCTCCTGCCGGAATAATTTTTGACTCGCGATCTTCCGTGATTTTAAGGAAGAAAACAACAGGAGACTCGTCGACCACCTGCGCTTTTGTCACTCGGGGCTTTCGTACGGGCATTTACATTTATTATTCTCCAACCGTCAAAACCAAATGAGAATAGTTTGTATGACAAATGAAGGACAACTTCCTATGATGAAAAATATGCTTAATTCCGCTATGAAAGTAGGTATGGATATGTCACTTTTTCATTGCTATATTGTTTCAACGAATAAAGAAGCAGCGAACTACAATACTTTCGAGTTCAAGAAATTAACAACCAAAAAGCTTGAAGTTATATTAGCGAATATGCAAGATACGGTTCTGTGGGTGGACAATGATATTGTATTTTTTGAAAACTGTTTGAGCGATATTCAAAAATATCCCGGCACATTTGTTATGCAAGATGATCTATGGGGATATTGTACCGGATTTTTTCTGGTAAGACCATCTGTATTTGCCAGTTCATTGATTCATCAATGTATTCAAAGGTTAAACTTACACTCTAAAAGCTCGGAAAATGACCAGCATGTATTTAATAGTCTGTGCAAAAGCACACCAATTATCCGATTAACAAAATTGCCAACTGACACATATCCAAACGGAGACGTGTATTTTACACAAGGCAAGAAAACTGCTGCGAAAATACTACATAATAACTATGTTTCAACATCTGCTGAAAAGGTCCAAAAGTTTAAAGATAATAATTTATGGGATGAAAGTGAATTGGCATTTCATGTAGTTAAAAAATACTACATCTAAAACGAATTAAAACGGTCAAGAAATTATATGTCCTAAGAAGATGGACCTTTCCAAGCAATACCGTAAGCATACGCATCGCGAGCACATTCTTTCTTTACCGGATACTTATATTGGCAGTATCGAGAACACAAGCGAAGACCACTATATCATCGACGGCGAATCATTCAAGAATGAAACTGTGAATCCATTTAATCCAGGCTTTTATAAGCTATTTGACGAACTACTTGTTAATGCACATGATCATGTCGTGCGTCTGCGCCAGCGCAACTCGCCAAACCCGGTCAAGAATATTGGAATTTCAATTGATGACAATGTCCTGACGATTCGCAATGACGGTGAATCAATTGATGTCGAAAAGCATCCAGAGTATGGCTGCTATATTCCCCAAATGATCTTTGGCGAACTACTGACGTCCACAAACTATGACAAGGCAGAAAAGAAGCTTGTAGGCGGAAAGAACGGTTACGGTGTTAAGCTGGTAAACATCTTTGCTAAAAAGCTGGTGGTTACCGTTGTTGATGGCACTCGTAATTTGAAGTATGTTCAAACTTTTGAAGATAATATGTCTAAGATCGGGGAGCCGGTAATCAAGGCATGTAAGGTCAAGCCGTATGTGGAGATTTCATGGACGCCTGACTTTGCTCGGTTCGGGTGGAGGACAGCTGCAATTCCGGCAGGGATTCTTAATGTCATCGAGCGACGCGTGTCTGATCTCGCAATGACAGTTGGGAAGGAAGTTAAAGTTACATGGTGCGGCACACATATTAAGTTCCGAGACTTTACAAGCTATATCTCCTGGTATCTTCCGAAAGATACAGTTGCCGTGGCAGATGTGCCGCAATTCGGATGGCAGATTGCAGCCAGCGATACTCCGACTGACAAGTTCTTTAGCGTGTCGTTCGTGAACGGCATTTGGACCCGTTCGGGAAAGCATGTGGATGAAATTGCTAATCAGATAGTTTCGTATTTTGTAAACCATCTTGAAGTAAAGAAGAAGTTGAAAGTCAAGCCTTCGCTCGTAAAAGATTCGTTGTCAATCTTCATTAACTGCCTTGTCGAAAATCCAAGTTTTAATAGTCAGACAAAAGAAGTTTTGACGACTAAGGTTTCATGCAAGTTATCTGAAGACTATCTCAAAAAATTGGTCTCCAAGCTTGGAGTTGTGGAGCGAGTCATGGCTCAGCAAGCAGTAAAAGATACGAAGGAAGCATCAAAGACTGATGGTAAGAAGCAGTCAAAGATCACAGGTATTCCCAAGCTGGACGACGCAGTTTGTGCTGGCACAGCTCGTAGCCATGAGTGTGTGCTGATCCTCACAGAGGGAGATTCAGCTAAGGCAATGGCACTGAGTGGTTTATCACAAGATCAACGAAAGTATTATGGTGTGTTCCCGCTGAAGGGTAAGCTCCTGAATGTAAAAGATACTTCTGCAAAGAAGGTTGAAATGACTGAAGAAATTGCCAATCTCAAGAAGATTATTGGTTTGGAATCAAACCGTAAGTATACCGACATTAAGTCATTGCGGTATGGTCGAATTATGATCATGACAGATCAGGATTACGATGGCTCCCACATTCGGGGTCTACTTATTAATGTATTTCATGAGCTGTGGCATGAACTCATCAAGATGAACGGGTTTATTACTTACATGGCTACTCCAATTGTAAAGGCTTCGAAGGGTAAAGATGTGCGATCATTCTATACTCAGTATGATTATGAAGAATGGCGTAAGACAGCTGCTTCTCGCGGTTGGAGTGTGAAATATTATAAGGGATTAGGTACTTCTACGAGCACTGAGGCCAAAGAATATTTCAAGTCACTGAATGTGATTCCGTATGCGTTTGGAGTCAAGAGTGACGAGAAGATCGATCTAGCCTTCAACAAAGCGAAGGCCGATAACCGGAAGGATTGGCTGAAGACTTACCGTCGCGAAGATATTATTAATTCAGCGCCCGGAACTTCCCTTACATACGAAGATTTTGTCGACAAGGATCTCATTCATTTCTCGAACTATAATTTGGAGCGGTCTATTCCTAATGTGATGGATGGTCTAAAAACTTCGCAGCGCAAGATCCTGTTCTCAGCGTTCAAGCGCAACTTGAAGCATGAGATTCGCGTAGCCCAGTTTGCTGGATATGTGTCCGAGCATTCCGGATACCATCACGGTGAGGCCTCGCTGAATGATACGATTGTTGGTATGGCTCAAGACTTTGTGGGTTCCAACAATATGCCATGGTTTGTTCCACAAGGTCAGTTTGGAACACGGCTTCAGGGCGGTAAGGATTCTGCATCGCCTCGTTATATTCACACTTATCTCCAACCTCATGTTCAGAATCTTGTTCCGAGCGATGACTTTCCGTGCCTGAATTATCGTGACGATGACGGTCTGCCGGTTGAGCCGGATTGGTATGCTCCTATTCTCCCCATGCTACTAATTAATGGTTCTCGCGGTATTGGCACTGGCTACTCCACATTCATTCCTCAATTCAATCCTCATGAACTCAAAGATGCTATCGTAGAGTGGCTAAAGAAGGGCACTGGTCTGAACAGGGAGTTTGCGCCTTACTATTCTAAGTTTAAAGGTAAAATCACTAAACTGAATAAGACAGATTATGAGGTATCTGCTAACTTCAACATTTCTGGGGACACGACCACGATTACCGAACTACCGATCGAGACATGGACGATGGACTTCCGCGAGAAGCTCGACAAGCTACTTGCGGAGGGGACCATCAAGGACTATTCGGATACTTCTACTGACACAGAGGTCTTTGTTACCGTCAAGGGAGGGCTCACCGAGGTCCAGAAGCTACTTGTTGATAAGATCAAGATGACGAATATGCATGCTTTCAATTCCAAGTGCGTTATTCAAAAGTACGAATCTCCAAATGCGATTCTGTATGAGTATGTGGGTGTCCGGCTAGAACTATACCAGAAGCGGCTGGAGTTCATGCTCAAGACACTGCGCGACAAGCTGCCGTATCATGAGAATGTTGTTCGGTTTATTCGACAGCAGTGTGAAGATAAGCCTCGTCCTGAACTGCGGCGTAAAACTGCCGAGGAATGCGACAAACTTCTTACAGCCGAAAAGTTTGAGAAGATTCGCGATGGATTCGATTATCTCCTCAACTTGCCAATTGCATCGCTCACTCTGAAGCATGCTCAAAAACACGAGAAGGATCTTGCCGATCTGAAGGCTCAAATTGTGGATCTCGAGGGAAAGACTGCCAAAACCATGTGGCTATCTGATCTTGAACACCTAAAGTTCTAAAATAAATCAGTATGTACATACACCCAGTCTACAATCCAGTCTTTTTCAATTAATCAATTGGGGTAACATAGGTCGATAAAAGAGAGAATGTTACTTGAGAATTATCGTATACAGTAAGTGTTCCACCAGTCGCAACTAAACCACCACCTACAAATGCATACCCTTTCCCAGCAGTTAATACATCTATAAAAGAAACAGATGCAGTCGCAGGAGTGTCAGTATTGCTTGGGTTTGTTACAGTACCAGAGATTCGATCAAATGCAGGAGCCCGGACTGATACCGTAGCAGGATTCCAATGACCAAATGATATAGACTCAGGTTCACCAGCACCTAACAAAAAGTTAGCAGATATTTGGTATAATCCTGTAACTGTCGGAGTAAACCCAGAGTTTAAGAAATAGTCCCGGCTTACAGGCTCATTACTAAGACCAGTAATTCCAACGATATTTCCCCCACAGTATAGTGATTTGTAAGACGAATTAATTCCGGCAGGTGGAGATTGAGTCCAATACATTACCGGATTCGTGCCAGATATTGCCGGAAAATAAGGAGAAGCATCCGAGTTATATGGTCCAATCTGTTGATTTGAACCACTATTATATGTAACAAATGAAGCGTAAGGATTCAACATTGTTACACCGTTACCCCCAGCTCCTGCAGGTCCCTGCGGTCCTTGAGGTCCAAGAGGTCCAATAGGCCCCTGAGAACCAGTTGCTCCAGGAGAACCTGTAGGTCCCAAACTTCCAGTTACACCAGTTGGTCCTACACTTCCTGTACTTCCTTGTGGTCCAGTTGGTCCTTGTCCTGGCGAAAGAGTTGTCACAACCTGACTGACTGAATTACCATCCGTCCAAAACTCTATTTGTCCAGTAGTTCCAACCGATCCAGTAAATCCTGTCCATCCTTGATTTAGTGCAGGTACTGTAAAGAAATCAACTAAGAAGTAGTCAGTTGCTGGATTATTTAGAGTGACTGCACTTGGAACTTGAATATTAAAGTTGTAAGGGGTATTATCTCCTGCTAGAGGATTATTTATCTGAATGAGTGGGCTCGATGCTATCCCGGTTACGCCACCTGCAGTAAATACTGAAAGATTTGCGTATAATCCAACCGGGATAGTTTTTGATGACACACTATATGGTTGAATAAATGAATATACTTCAATCAAAAAACTCCAGGATCCAACAGGAATAACTGAAACACCAGGATCTCCAGGAGAAGTTTGAAACCGTCCTAGAAAGAAAGGACCTGTAGTACCTGCAACTGGACGGATGTACGAATAGTAACCTAAGTATCCTGATCCAGGGTAATTTGGGTTTTCAGGAGCATTATTAATAACTGCGCTTGCAGAGAATGGTCCAGTATATCCTAAAGTAGGTTGAGTACTAGTGGGGTTCTGAGCATGAAAGTAATATATCTTTCCAGATGAAAACCCATTTGTTCCAGGTGTTCCCGGTGAACCTGTTGGTCCCTTAGATCCTGTTGGACCGTTATTTCCTGGCGATCCCGTTACCCCACATGCTAAATTAACTGTAGTTGTATTTTGTGAAGTCCACTGACTCGCCGAAAGAAACGGCATTATGTTTAAACTTAGATTTTCATAATTTCATACTAACACACGTAATGGCACAACCTCCAACATATCAAGAATTACTGGCAGAAGTTTTTGAAGAAAATGCGAAGAATGTTCTAGTATATCAGCAGGAGTTTGAGCACGAAGATGCCGAACCGTATGAGGAAGAAGACTATTCAGACAATGAACTCGAAGACAAAGACGAATTCAACAAGTTTCCGGGCGCACGTGGCAAACCTGAAAATGTTATAAAACCAAAGCCTAAGTCTGACCCCTCCGGTAAAACAAGTTATAATATTGATAAACACATCCGAACATACGCAATAAATATTGATGGACGGTTTCGTGGAAGTATTCTGCTGCAAACCGCTCCATCGTGTTCCGGCCAAACTACATTTATGGGAACAAACTCTGCAAATTTTGCATTCAATCCATCTCGCCAATATAAAAACATTCACTCAATTCGCGTAACATCGTTCGAGTTTTATAATAGTTTTTATACTTACTCCTCTATTAATCCCATAACTGGTATTGGTCGTGGAAATACAACTCTTACAATCACAGATTTAGGCCCAACATCGTCGACCGGATTTACTCCTGTATCTTACCCAATCACTCTTGAAGATGGGAATTATGTAATTGTCGATCCTATCACTAATCCTGGTATTCCACATAATCTACTAGCAGTTCTTCAAAGACACATTCAATCATTAGGAGGTGGTGTTTTTTCAGATATGGAAATCCTTCTAAATTCGTATTCGAATATTGTGTTTTTTAACTCAGTAGCACGACAGTACCGTTTAGATTTTCCAAAAACAGCTGATAACCCAAATGGAAATGGTATTGGATATAATTTAGGATTTTATGGAACATCGTACACATCTGTAGCAACGACTCCAGCACCCTCGCCATTCTTTTCTATCGCAGGAAATGCCATCATAGCAGAAACTATTTATGATTCAGTCGAAGATACTTACATTTACTTAAAAATCAACGACTATGAAATTATTAAGCACCTCAATTCCGATCAGACCGAGTTTGGAGCTTTTATGAAGATTCCCTTAACATCTCCAAAAAATGCCATCCAGTTCATGAATTCGACTACAAATACTGCGGCACGCGAATACTTCTTTCCTCAACCCACAAATATTTCTAGTTTCTTGTTTGAAATGACCGACGCATATGGCAAAACTCTTCAGATGAACGGTTCTACATTTTCAGTGACATTGGAAATCCAGGAGATCTTGCAGTCAGATATCTACGAAAAAATGTTAGAACTCTAAGTATAATGGAAAAGTCGGTTCTAGAACAGATCCAGGATCCTTGGGTCGAGAACCGTTACAACCTAACATCTACGTCTGCTCAGTACCCTGCTCCCAAACATGGTGGTCGTGTTCCTAATATTAATAATCCCGAGTCTCGCGATTTCCCAGCTCGCCCAGCTTCAATGTACACTGGAGGCACCCCTATTCCAGGTTATACGGCTCGCACCGACCTTATTGGACACATCCACAAGTCCACGCCTCTTAACGAGGTCTTCTTTAGTGATGCAAACATTGAGAAACTTCAGAAGGATATACAGCAGCAGGTCTACCTAATGAGTGGAAACAAGTACATGATCGATCGACAGAATGACGATGACCTAAAAATTATCATGCGCAGCTACTATCTTTCTTTTGCTCAGAATAATCCGGCAACAGTTTCTCATGAGCTTGCTGATCTGAATGGTCGGGTAGTAGGGTTTGCCGCTGGGCGTATTTATTCAGAGGTCGATTTCCACAAGTTTTACCTGAAAGACATCGAGGAGTTTGCGTCGCCTATTGCTAACCCAATGAATACAGCATCGTATGGAACTCGTACAGGCGAGCTCAAGTCGTTTTTTTAGAGTTAAAATCATTTAAGATCTAATCAATGGAAGTCATACAATTTAATGGAAAGACATACGGTAAGGAAAACTCCCAACTGTATGTTTTTGAAGAGCTGTGGGATACATTTCGCCCAATAACGCGAGTATACTGGAATGGTAACAAGTTCGTCTTGGATGATTCTGTATATAAAATCAATTTATTTGATCCAATGTATGGATTTGGAAGCAAAGAAATGAAAAGTCACTGTAAGTTTCTTACAAGAACTACTGATTTAGAATGCAGTAATATCTCCTCGCCCCAAGATTTTTGGACATGGTGTAAAACACCAACAGAATGGTTTCACGATCGTCCGTGTGTGCTTGGAGGATGCGAATCTATGGATTGGAAAAAGTATATCAAGACTACCGGATCACGCCCTAGGACTTTGAGACATGCACCTTCAAGTCGCGTTACAAAGCGTTTAGTCGGTAAAGGAATTAAATTGTAAATGAGGATCAATATCATTTCAAATTACCGTCCAAAAACTGGACTTATGCAAGATGTAGGTATTCTTCGCGGGATTCTTGTAGCGGCATATGGTGAAGACATAAAAATGAATCGCGTTCATCACATGATGCCGGAATGTCCCGAAGCTGAAATAAACATTTTTCTAGAAGTCGTAAATCCCGCCTTATTTCCATTTGCTGGTCACAATATTTGGATCCCAAATGCCGAATGGACTTACCGAGCCTGGACCGACTATATTCCAATGTTTGACGAGATTTGGTGTAAGACAACCGAATGTTTGGACATTTTTACAAAGTATACGACCAAGGCTCGGTATATTGGGTGGACATCCATTGATAAAGTTTGGGATCCAATTAAGCATAAAAAGAATTATTATAAAGCTATTGTTCCGGTCGGAAAAAACATTTTTAGAAGTCCTAAGCCACTTCTTCAGGCATACTTTCGTATTTTGAACTCAGATCCTAAACTATACGCGAAGCTACCTGTTCTGAATATTGTTTACGACTCTTCAGTCATTCACTTTCATGTTCCCGACGAACTTAAATCAAAAGTTCACCTTCATGATAAGATTCTTACAGATACTGAGTATGATGATCTTCTTCGTGAGTGTGGACTGTGTATTTGTATTTCGGCATGTGAGGGATTTGGTCATGCCGTAAATGAAGCGTTGTCTGTAGGATGCAATGTTCTTCTTTCACCGATTCGACCATTTATTGAAAATATTGTAGGGTCGGATCTTAACCCGGGATCATTTTATGGTGAAGTGTCTGAAAAGATCGACCAAGTAGAATGTATTGCTACTATGACCGATACAAGTGTTCACTCAATTATGGATGCCCTGGAAGCGTATGTAGATACTGATCTGAAAACTAAACGGCTAGGATCTGAGTTCATGCGAAAAATGTACGAAAAGAATCATAAGGCATGGGTTGATAGAATTAAAAACTACCTTTCGGGACTAAAGATTGAACCTTATTCTCTAAACGCAACTTTTCCTAAAGAAGACGAGCTTCCAGATGTTTCAATTATAACCATCACAAAAGACCGTCGTAAGTTTATGCCTTTAGCCAAGTATTCTTACATGATTCAGTCGTATCCTGAAAGCAAACTCGAGTGGGTGATTGTAGATGATGGCGACGATCCAATTGAGGATACTTTATTTGGAGTTCCTAATGTCAAGTATGTTCGGTGTGAGAAGATGAGTGTGGCAGATAAGCGTAACTTGGGAGTCAAGGAAGCTATGTATGATATCATATGTATGATGGATGATGATGATGTATATCCTAACAATAGTATTCTACAGCGGGTAGCTATGCTTCTCAAGGAACCCAGGCGCAAATGTGTATTCTGTACGACCATCCCATCCTACGATATTTGCAAGTATTCTTCATTTATGAATGTTCCACCAATAACCTTACCTATGTCTCAGCGTGTATCTGAAGCAACGCTAGGATTTACTCGGAAGTTTTGGGCTGAGCGCCAATTTCAGAGTGGGGTTCAAATTGCGGAGGCTGACGCATTTATTCGCGATCGCGAGCAGATGTGCCGGGAAATTTCCCCGCAAGAAGTTATTGTAAGTTTAGTTCATCCGATGAATACTAGCTCGCGTCGTATGCCTGAGATGAAAGAACCTAACGGATGCCATTACGGCTTTAATGAAAAACTATACGCATTAGTCTCTGAAATCGGTGAAGATTTAATAGCCAAAGAGACGGCGTAGGCCGGACTTGCGCTGGCTCTTGCGGCGGCGGCCGCCGGCGGGGGCAGCAGGGGCAGCAGCAGCAGGCGCGGCTGGGACATCACCGCCCTTTAGGACAACGCGGCCCTTAGGCTTTAGGCCGAGCTTGCGTACGGCCGCACGGATCGTCTTGGCTGAGACCTTGCGGACCTTGTGGGAGCGGCGGCGGCTCTTGCGGCCACCGACTGGGGCTGAGTTTCCGGCAGTTCCGTTTAGCGTAGTTGGGTTGGCGTATCCCTCCATTTTGTTTTATATTTACCTTAAGAGAAATTGTTTAGGCCGAGCAGGATTGGCAGGGCTCGACTGTGAATTTTTGCGCACTCGAGGCTGCTTTTGTCCGCAAGTAATAACACCCCGTTTTTAGACCCTGTTTCCAAGCGTAAATATGCATAGACGAGATCTTGGCATATGTGGGCTCAGTCAAGAATAAGTTAAGTGACTGCGACTGACAAATAAATGGAGCCCGGTCGCGAGACATATTAATGAGAGTTTTCTGAGGAATCTCCCACGCCGTTTTATATAGCTCTTTTAGATCATCGGGGATCTCCTCAATGTTCTGAATAGATCCATTATGTGCGACAATCTGTTCGCGCGTCCATGAATTCCATAGACGGAGTTTAACTAGATCATCTACGAGATACTTATTTACA